TCTGCCTTGTCTACTACACAAGAACAAACATTATAACATGAGGCTGACACGAAGTCAACACTCTTCTGTATTTTATTTTTGTATCATATATTAGTGGGTCTCTGCCCATGTTTTTCCTACTTTATATTCTGAATCTAAGGGACATAAAACTCCTAGTATTTTCTCAGTGTCCAGAATAGCTTGCTTGGTTATCTCACAAAACTGAGGAGTATCTTCTATACTAACTTCAAACTGATACTCATCGTGAATAGATGCCACAAGCTTGGCGTCTAATCTTTTCTGATTTACTTGTTTGGTTATCTGAACTAACCATTCTTTACAGATGATTGCTCCTGCACTTTGCAACAAGGTATTGAATACAGCATGTTCAGACCGTATCTGCAACCACCTACCATCTAATCCTTTGATGGACTTTTGGGTTGCAGCTTCAGTGACTTGTGTACGAAGTCTTTTCAGGGCTGGCATGTTGTTTAAAAATTTTTCTATAAGCTGCCTACCCTGCGCTGACTTTCCGCCTACAACATTACCAATCTTAGCAGGACCAGCACCATAGAGAAAGGCATATATAAAAGTCTTTGCCTGATCTCTGTTGGTTAGACCTGCCATCTTCATGTTGGCCGTGTGTACATCTCCATTAACTACTTCATTTATATACTCCTTATCTTGCATGTAGTGTGCAAGGCACCGTAGCTCTAGACCAGAAGCATCAGTACCTACTAAGTTGTAGTTGTCTGGGTCAGAGATGGTCCATAGTGATCTAAACTCTTTGCCATACGGACTGTAAGAGGCAGGAACCTGTGCCATGTTAGGACTATTGTGAGCCATGCGGCCCGTGATAGTCTTGAGCGTCATCACCCTGCCTCGTACCTTGTTGTCATCGTGACACTCTTTGATCCACGATTTGAGCATACCTGTTCTCTTCTGTAGCAGGAAAAACCTACTGAACATCTGAGCTTCTGGCATCTTGATGTGGCTTAGAGTTTCTTCATTGACAATAACATTACCTTTGTCTGTATGCTTAGTAGGCTTCCAGCCTTTAGCCATCAGTCGTTCTGCTATCTGCTTACGAGAAGCAATGTTGAAGGGTATGTATTTAATCTTTGTCTTTAGTTGTAATTCTTTAGGTGGGAACATCTCAGTTGCTGTAGCTATTAAGGCTTCCTCTTCTTCTTGTAGCTCAGACAGTAGCATCATGGTTCCACGAAGGTTAAGAGTAAACCCATTCTTCTCCTGCTGATCTACGATTGCTCTAACACAATTTTCTAGTCGCACACTCTTTGTAGAAAATCTTACTCCTTCTTTGTCTAGTTGCTGTGCCACCTTATGTGTAAGTCTAACGTCCTGCTTACAATACTCTAGCATCTCTGGTGTATAATAATCAAACTCTTTGAACTCTATTTTAATATCACTTAGTCTCTCACCCCACGCCTTGAGAGAATGTCCTCCTTCCCTAACTGGGTTGAACAACTGTGACTCAATGAGGGTGTCACGAATTTGCCGTAGCTGTATTGTAGAACCTAACAGTCTGTTTAAGACAGGTGCATCAAAGCTAATACCATTGTGCATTATAAATTGTTCTACATTCTTAGACCACGAAACAAACTCGTGACACTTCTCACCTACCCACGACCACTCAGTACCGTTGTCGTAGTCTTTCGCCACGATGCAGTGGACAACTGTGGCATCAATAGCGTCTGTTTCTATATCTACAATAGCTCTCATATTTAGAAAGGAACATCTTGGTCATCTTCATTATCAATAAAAGGATTGTCAATCTGTGTCATACGTCCTGTCTCAGTATCATAATGTAGATGCGTAGCTACTCCTGTGTCTCCTGTATACCTGTTCTTTAAGATACGCACTGTAGTTGTGTTGGCTTCTACCGGGTCGGAAGCTTGTTGGTTACGTTCTAATGCTATCACACTATCACTAAGATGTGCAATAGAGGCAGACCCACGAAGGTGTGACAGGCTTACCTCACGGCCATCCTCATGGCCTTTGTCACCTGAAGGGCGACGTAGGTGGCTGACAAGCAGCAACCCTATCCCTGTCTCCTCTACAAGAGAACGTAGCTTGGTCATAAGAATATCAATAGACTTACGCTCATCGCCGTTGTCTTCCTGTCCTGACACAAGGATAGAGAGATGATCTAAGAAAATCCATTTACAATCAAGAGCCTTAGCCATGTAGCGTACACGATCTAGTATCTCGTCGTTAGAGACAGAACCAAAATGATCGAAGGCAAAGAACCTACCAGTACCTACTGTCTTCTCCTGCCAATCATTCAGTTGTTCTTGTGTGAATTGATCTCTAATCTCTTTAATATACAATCTTGCGTTAGCTTCTACTGCCATAAGGTTGAATGTTGTGTTACGAACATTCTCCTCTAGTGCTAGTACACCAATATTATACTTAGTAGTTGTCATAATATGATGCATAAGTTCTCGAATGATACTACTCTTACCCATACCAGCACCACTAGTAAACGTAACTAGTTCACCTGTACGCATACCATATGTCTTCTCGTTGAGCTTAGACCAAGGGTACTGGACTGATTCAAAATATGCTTCGTCATACAACGAAGAACCTAGCTCATTGAGATTTAGGATACCTGCTGGTGTGTAAGACTTAGCGTTCCACCATGCCTCAACAAACTGCTGGCGCTGCCCTGTCTTCAGATACTCATTAGCATCCTTCATATTAAGGTAGACAATCTTACATTTGTTAGGCTCGAACAGTTGGCCTACCTTCTGTGCTGCTTCGCGTCCTTCCTTATCATTGTCAAAACACAGTACAATATTATCAAACATGTTAAGGAAATCAAATGATTCTTTGCAGTTCTTTACTGCTGCACCAGCACCGTTCTTGAGAGAAACAACAGGCCACTTAGAACCTAGAATTTCATAGGCTGACATAGCATCTAACTCACCCTCACAGACAGTAACATACTTGCCCTTGCGAGGGAATAGATGCTGACCAAACAGACCTGCATCGGAGAGGTTGCCCTCCGACCAGAACTTCTTACCTTCAACACCCCTGATCTTACGACCAATCAACTCACCGTCTGATCCCCTGTAGGAGTATAGGTGATGGGTAATAGTAGCATTGTTTTTAATAACTGATACACCATAAAGCTTGGCCGTATCAGCAGCAATCTTACGATCACCAAGGTCAGAGATAACAGCATTGTCATAACTATTTAAAGGTTTTGTTTTATCAATAGATACTACTGTATTAGTTTGCATACTTGTTTCCTCATTGGATGGAATAAATTCTTCACATTTGTGGCAATACTGGTGACCATCTGAGTACAAAGAGTTTGCATCAGAAGAGCCGCAGGATTCACATGGAAGATGCTGCACGAAAGTTGCTGTGTCTGTCATGTTTTACTCGCTGCTAGATACAATTTTATAGAGTTTCTTATAATCTACGTGACGTTCTGAGTAGATAGCATAATACAATCTACTATAATAGTCAAGGGTTTCTTCGGCTTCATTTTTTGTTCTGATGCCCTCACTCACTAAAGTATTTGTATTGGTATTTTTAACTGCCCATTTTTTTACCATTACATTGCTCCTTGTAAAGCTTTCCATGATACAGGAAATCTTTGTTCGAGTTGTCTATTTATATCTTTAACTACATCTCTTGTCTCCTTCTGCGTATCACTAGCTAGGCGTAGCTTACACACCCTAGCAAAGGCTGCGATGCTCCCACTCCAGTACCATTCAGTATACATACCTTGTGGTAGTACAGCCCTAGCCTGTTCTTCACATACTCCTTGGGAGAGTAAAGATTTGTATGCCTCTGTGGCATGGTGTATAGCATCTCCGTAGATGTTGCTCATAATATTTGGTGACATTACTAACTTTTCTGATGACCCTTGTTTCTTATCGTCAGCGACCGTTCGCCATTCTTTTGTGGACCATACCTCTGGATCATCTGATACATAGCGACGGCTCACCTCGTTCCATACTAATCCTACCTGATGCTTACCAAGTTGTCTAGCTACAAAGATAGGCGCTCTCATATGGAACTGTGCGGAGCAGTGTCCGAACGGTGTCCAGTGGTTGTGCTGGGCAAGATAGTTAATTAACTTAGCATCTTTTTCAGATATTGGTTTGCTTTTGGGTGAGCGTTTGTTGAACGATACCCTTGCTGCATTTACAACAGTAACATCACTGCCCATATGGTCTATAAGTTTAGCTGTCATCGGATTGTCCTAACATCCATTGTGCAATTTTCATATGTTCTTTTGCTGTTGCGTCATCTTTTAATCGGTTAGCTCTGGCAGATAACCAAGAAACATTTCCTTTTACATATCCTTTATCAGGTACAATGCGATCTAATTGTGCCGCATTGTCAGCATGTTTAGTGGCTAAAAGGTCTAACTCAAGTTCCAGAATAGGACAGGTATCAGTCCAAATAGACTCCAAATATTCTATTGTTAGATTAAAAGGTAATTTTTTCTCACTTGCACGGCTTTTAATACGAGAATGTCTCATATTAAAAGGTTTTTCTTTTTTATATTTTTGTTGCGATTCTCTTACACATGTTTTACATTCTGATTTTCGACTCAGAGGTGAGTAACGTCGATCACCTCTTTTATAATACTCAGTTATTAGTTTATTTTTTTTACATTTGGTACATACTTTTGCTGGAAGTTTTGTAAGTTTGTCGAGCGCGTGAAACAAGTTGAGGTATTCTTCATCAAACGTCATTGAAAGTTTCTTCCCATAGATTATCTATAAAGTTTTCCTTGTCCTCCATGATCTCGTCAATCTCCTCCTTGGCAAGCTTCTTAGCTTCCTTGGCTGTGTAGCCTTCGTCACTGTACTGTCTAGTGAGATCACGAAACAAATGGTTACGTTCTTTTTCCCATAGATTTTTTGCCATTACTCTGCCCACTTACCTCTGTTAATTCCTAGTTGCGCGCTTAGTTTTTTAATTGTCTCTTCTTTATCTTCTATAGCTTTCTTCAATGTAAATACATATTGCTCCAGCTTTAGAATTTTCTGTGCATCA